ACCTGATGTACAATATGCAATTGAATCTTTATGAATCTTTAAAGCATCTTTACTACCAGTATTACTAGTACCATTAGGATCGGAATACAAAAAGAACTCATTAGATTTAGAAACAAGAGTTGCTCCAGTTTTTGGATCTTGTACTTCTTTTACTTCCTTTACTTTACGAAGCATAGTAGGATCAATGTATCTTAAATCCTGAATACCTTTCTTTGGATTCTTTGTATCAATTACAATATGGTATGGTAATCTTCCATCAATATACCATTTTTTAAATATGTCATGACCATGCTGACTAAAGTTCAACATAGATAACACATTATCGAATTCTTCTCTGATTGTTTCTTTAATAGCGTCAGAGGTATCTACTTTATCTAATACGACATTAACAGGAGATGAATCATAGTCTCCAATAATCGCATCATTAACAATATCTTCGATAGCAGCATCACATTCCTGATGCGAAGCAACGTCACGATACTTAAGTATTAAGTCCGCTTCATTCCTAGCACTATCACCATCTAGATCAACATATGATCCAAAGTGACCACCAGCCTTTATAACACCAGCGCCGTCCGATTCTGTATCAGGCACAAAAGATTTGATCGAAGGATTATCGTCCTTCTGCTTATCGCCTTTTCTTTTTATTTCAAAGCCAAATAATTCAGCCATGCTTTATCATCCTCATAATAACGGAGGGGAAATATTTTCCCCTCGCTATATTATTTATACACCAATTAAGAAGTGGTATTTGATTCCCAATATAGAACTTGAAGTTCAACAGTGAACTCTTCGATCGTATTTTCTGAATCATAGTTAACATCAATTGCAGATACATTTGAAGGCCAAGTACCTCGGAAATCATACCGTTTTGCAACAGTACCATCACGACGTAATTGTTCAACAATCATATCAGCTTGATATTCAACTGGATCAGTAAAACCATTATTTTGGTTATGCTGATTAATACCATTCATCCATCGCTCAAATGAATCACGGATTACGAATTCAGAATCATTAATGATTGTGATACTCCATGGTTCGAATGTACGATCGCCAGCAATTTGTAGCTTACGACCGCGGAAAGGTACTTCAATTGGGGCAATGATCGATGCCGGCAATTGAGCGCCTTTACATAAAAATGATGTTAATTCTACATCACCTTGAGCATAACCGGGAAAGTTACATGTCACTTTGAACATGTTGGCTCGAGCGCCACCACCCGTTAATTTTGACTTAAAGTCATCTACACCTAAGATAGCCATTGTTTATTTACTCCCGTTTATTGTCCAGCAATTTCACTAAACTCTACACCAGTACGTGTGGCAACAAAGTTTAATGTAATAAAGTTAATTGATCGAGCAGGTTTAATATAGATATCAGCAACAAAACGGTTACTATCTACTACATTACCTGTGTTATTTGTTTCGTCACATACTACTAAGAAATCAGTAATACCGCGACGACCTTTTACATCACGTAAGAAGGGTTCGACCATATTACGGAAGTTAGCACGTGTAAATTCATCATTGAATTCGAAAAGCATTGCTTCAGAAGCATTTGCGATTGCTTTTTCTAAAGCAATAAATAATCGACGTACGTTGATTCGATCAAAGGCCGAAGGTTTAGCTAAGCGTGTTTTATCACCAAATAACTGAACACCAGATCCAGGGAAAGAAACAAGTGGATTAATACGTGCACGATACAAATCATCTCTATTAGATTTAGATGGACTAAATGCTAGTTTAGTAACACCTAAGATTTGACCACGATTTTGTCCAGCTGGAGAGAACCAAGCATCAGATACACGATCTGTATTTGCACAAAGACCAGCCATATGACCACATGCAGCAATATAACGATATACATCATTATATTTGTCATAGACATACAAAGCACTAGAATCAGCAAATACATATGAAGATGAAGTTGAAACACCAGCTTGAGCGAAGTAACCAAACACACCAGTTGTTGCACTCATAGGATTAGAAACAGTAGTTGTAGCAGGAGGAGGAGAAATAAACGATATAAGATCCTTTCTCACCCCTACAACTTCAATTAGCGCGGCATTAACGGTAGTGTCAGCAAAAACAGCATCACCTTGAGCAAACAATAAGTTAACATCTACTAAAGCGTCATTTTTAAATAGTTCAATTGCAGTAGCAGTATCAGTTGCAGCGTATGTACCATTACTACCATTACTAAAGGTACCAACAAAAGGAGCTGCAGTTGCAGTATCAATCGTAGTAGAACTGGTAAGGGTAGTTGGTGTACCAGCTTTAGCAGTTCGAGTTGCTTCTCGACCAAACCAAATATATTCAGAGGTTGCATTAATAACATCTTTAAAATAATTACTTCCGCCATTAGAGCCTTTAGCGTTAATACCTTGGCTTAAATAACCAAACGTTTCTAATACGGCGCCTGCAGTACCAGTAATAAGACCACCGGCGTCTACTACTACCACATGTATTTCATCATTCGCTGATGTAGCGCCAAGACTTACAGCAAAATCTGAAGTACTTGGTGGTCCATTAAAATATGATCGATATGGTGCAAACCCTGTCAACCCCTCCCCATTATTAAATTGATCAGTCGCTGGAGTAGTTCCAGGAATTACTGTAACAACTGAAATACTGTTACCTAACTCGCCTGCGTATCGTGCAATGAATTCATTAGTACCAAAGGCGATCGAATCATTTTGGTATGATGCACTGTTAGTAACCAATACACCAGCCGCACCGTCACCAGCGTTTAAAGCGCCGGTTGCATTTTGGCGAATAACTCGTAAAGTTGATCCGTATTTTAAGAATCCAGCTGCAGGTAAAAATCCATTAGCTGTATTAGCGTCATCTGGGGCACCGAAGGTATCAGCTAGTTGCTTTTCAGAACTAACCGTCATAATTTCTGCGATAGGACCCCATTTAAAATACCCTGCTGTTCCACCAATGCTGGTAGATACTGCGGGTATCACATTTGTTGCGTCGATTTCTTTTACCTCGACACCAGGCGATACTTGAAATGCCATCGTTATTATCCTCTTCAATGGGTAAATAGTATGTGATTACATAATACGGTACGAACTCAATTACTATTATTTATAACAATTTATAATTCAGGATTATGTGAGATCCATCTCGTACCATTTATCTCAACCACTTCTTCAACTTCAGTATCTGCTGCATTACTAATAAAGCCGAATGGTAATAAATCATCTTGTATTGCTTTTAGTTGTTCTTTATATAACATATTCTTCATATCGATATCAGTAATACCATTGAATATGTCTGTTGTAGCAAACCATGCAAACATAACTAGATTCATAACTAAGTCATCATGATTATTCCCTGATGCTTGATATGAAGTTCCTCTTGCTTCGAATGTACTCATTTCAATAATTGTATTTGCATCAACTATGTGTAATTTCTTTTGTTCAATAAAGTCTTTTAGTGTAGAACAACCAATACGTTTAACACGTTTAGTCATAGTTGCACCAATCGCTCCAGCTTTAATAGTCGATTCAACGAATAGATTCTCATACTCTAAGTCATAATATAGACCATTACACACCACAGATCCTTGATCATTTGATTCTACAATAACATATGCTTCGTTGTATGTCATAGCATATTTATAAATCACATCAGGAAAGAGTAAAGGCGATAGGTTATTATCTCTAAACGTTGCAACTTGTTTAAATGGCTGCACTGATGTATCTATGATGTTAAAAGTAGAGTAGTCTTGTCCTCGTCCTTTTGCTACATCAACTATCATGATATAGTTATGGCCTTCAATCGGCTCTTGGTATATGTAAGTGTTTTCTTTTACATACATTGGATCTTCTGCTTTTTGGTTTAATAAAGCTTCGGCTGATATAAGACTATTGCCTCTACCTTGAAATGTATTACCAAACTCTTGATCAAACTGTATCTCTGAAGTGTTAGCAATCGTTTGCTTTTTCCACTTCTCATCTCTACCTGGAACATCCCACCAATCTACTCTAAATGGTTTGAATTCATTTGTTTTAGTAACGGCACCTTCCCATAGTTTATGGAATACGTTACCAATACCATTTGCTGTAGAAGTAATGATTATCTTAGTGTCTTTACCAGATGATACAACAGGATATGTAGACGTATAGAATGTAGCATCATTATCGATAAACGCAAACTCATCAAGAAACAGTAAGTTGATAGATAAACCACGAATAGAACTACCAGAAGTAGCAGCTGCAATAATCTTTGAGTTATTACTAAATTCTATAGAACCCTTGTTTAATGCCTTACAACCTGGCTGCAAAAAGAATGGTAAGTTCTCTAGCATAAGAGTCACTCGAGCTAACATCTCTCTTGCAGTAGCACCTTTGTTTGCAAGTATAGCAATAGTCTTTTCAGGATGGAATATCGCATACCATAAGAGATAACCCACTGATGATATTGATTTACCAGACTGCCGACATGCTAATATGATTGAGAATCGGTTACTATTAAAATGATCAAACATATTACGTTGATAGTCATATAGATTAAATGGCACTAAGCCATCATCAAGAGATATTATCTTCACATATGTTTCTACAAAGTACGAAGGATCCTTCATACATTTCTGATATTCTTTGATTTCTTCTAATGTAAACTGAGCTTCGACCCCATCTCGTTTGACGTTAGGATTACCAAGATACCCAAGTTCATTATTCTTTATCGGCATCAATCACTTTTTCATCATTGTTAATTAACATTCGTTGAAGATCAGTAGTACTACCTATAAACATATTATTGTTTGTTACTTTACCTGCTTCTTCTTTTTCTTTCTTTCCAACTAGATCTTGTTTGTTCTTTTGAAGAGTCATAAGCTTATCAGTCACATCACCGATGTCTTTAATAGACTTGGCCAAGACTTCGAATGCTCGCGGATGTTCTGATTCTTGAGCAATCTCTACGAGAGAATCTAATGAACCCATACCTTTACTTATAAGCTCTTTATATGTATCACGCGAAAATCTATAGTCATCATTAATATCTTTCTTCGAAGCAATCTCTTTCTCCAATGCAGCATTCTTTGTTTCTGCTGGAAGATTCTTTTCTAAGGATTGCTTGAATGCTTCTTTTTTATCAATCATAATTACTCAAAGTCACTTGTTGTAAACGTAGTAGTAAGTGTATAATCTGTTTCTATATCAGTCAGTCCAATCTTAACATCAAGTTCAGCTAGTGTATTTAAGTCGGTTCTTAATGTAATGCTATTATTAGCAGCTTCTATATTTTGTGTCACCCCACCAGTAGTTACATAAAGCCTAGCGCCTGCTATGTAACCTGTTGTATTATTTTCAAAGAGCCGTATTTGCGTAGAAGTTAGAGAGTCAATAGTTGATTCCCATGTTCTAGATGCGTTTGCCCCTTGATATATTGTAGCACCTTTTACAAACAATGTAGGATAACTCAATTGAGCACTTGCTGCAGGTAAGTTTATTACAGCTCCAAATGTTCGATCTTCAACAAAGTCGATATTAATTTCTCTAATAACTTTAGGATTCACCAATGAACCATAAAACGACATCTTCATCGTAAAATCTAAGGTGTATATCAGCACTCTTCTACTATTAAAATCACCTTCATATTGGTCATCAAATGATACACTATTAAGTATAATCGGAACATCTTGTTTAAATGACTGCATCTCATCAATAGGCTTTATCGACAGAGTATACTCGGGCTGAAAGTATGGTAATATTTGTTCAAGTATTTGTAAACCATCGTCTTGGTTCTTAGCCATAATATTTAATTGCATATTAATATTATATGGTACTTGCTGTTTAATTGATCTACGTGAAGTAATAGCTGTGGCAGGAGTGATAGTACTTTGACCCCAACTTTGTTCAAGATAGCCTGTTGCACCACCATCTACTGCTCCAATAACACTATCATACAACGTATCCATTTGTGTTTGAGTTAATGACCAGTAATATGCATTATCAGCTACCCAGAATGTATGATTAGTATCTATATACATTGCATCACTAACTTTAAGTGTCAGCCCTCCTATTTTATAGACTGTACCAGTTGGATTTATCGTTGCAGCATCTTGCCCTTCAGTAAAAGTATCTGGTAGAAATAACCCTAAGACTTTATTAGTAGGATTTGTTCTAGTGGAAGTGTTGTCAAAGGTAAAATCTCCACCAGGGGTTACAGTGTAAATAATCATACTGGTGATATTAGCAAAAGACACTGTAGCACCATCATAACCAAACAATCCAAAACCAGTCGTGACGTTTTTGACTCCGCCAGGACTGCTAATTGTGATTTGATCTGTATTGCCAAAGTTACCGATTTCAGCAAATGTTTCAACCGTAGAAGTTGTCACTGTACTACTTGTAGGTTCATTAATACTACTTCTTTTTTGTAACTTTTTAGATGCATCTAATTCAATACCAGTGATTTCGAAAGACATGCGAGGCAGCTTAATTGCAACAGAAGCGTCTTGACCAGAATCACTATCTATTCGTGATAAGAACTTTTGCTTAGGACCGTATGCTAATGGAACCTTTACTTGATTAATAATCGAACCATCACCCTTCTTACGAGCAACCAATATGTTATTAAACAATGTACCAAAAACAGCTACTGATTTACGAACAGTGGCATGATAAAAATGCGAACCAAACATTATAAGGTCTCCGATGGATCACCGAATGGATTAGATTCAGAGAAGTCAATAAAGCTATCACCTGCAATTTCAAATTGAACGTTTTTAGCTTGTGAATCAGATGCGAATGTATTATTTACATCATCATCTGCTAGCGTATAGATATTTGTAATGACACAAGTAAACCCAGATTCAGATCCAACAAGATTAGCAGAGAATCCAGCTGAAGCTGATGTGACCAAGAAGTCCCTAGCTGAGTCTGTACTTGTAGCAGCATTAGTAGTATCAACTGTACCTATATTAGATACTGAAATTGTAGCTGCGGTATCTGATGTTTTTGTAATTGTTTGAACTTCACCAAAGACTGTGATTCCTGTCGCAACTGTTTGTGTTACAGTTTCACCAACAGTAAAGTGATTACCACCCACTACAGTAACGTCCAACCCTACTTGATACGCATTCTTCGCTTGGGTTGAATCAATAGCAGCAACACCAGTTTCCATGTCTTCATCATTGTATTCGAATAGAGCACAATTAAGTTTATAAACTGGTAAGTTAGATAGCTGATAAAATGGTTGTTCGTCTTCAACAAACTTAAGTTCAAAGAAACTATTACTCAGTGGAAGATAAATCAAATCACCTTCATGAGGTTTTGGAAAACTATCAGCACTGTAATGTGTACCTATAAACTTTTGCCACTGCCTTCGAGATATAATAAACGTAGCTTCGTCTCTTATCTCAAGACCAAACTTGCTATATAAGTCACCATCACCTTCGAAGCCATCACTATTTTCAATATATGCTTCAATCATATACGCATCATCGAACTTAGACGAAGAGTCTTCACCGAATATTTCATCTCGGTTAATAAGTGTTCGAGGCAAGTAATAAGCGTCTTGACCAAAGATCTTTAAAGATTCAATAATGAGATCTTCATAAAGATTTTGCTCAGACTTTACAGCTTGACTAAAGTATACATTACGTGGCATAGATTATCCTGTATAGAAATCAACTGGCATTTCCCAATTTAATCTCGCTTCTTCTGTAAGTTTTTCTAGTTCTTCCTTTGCATCATCAAAGATCTGACGACCATTAAATGTTACACCACCCGGCATAACCATACCTTCAAACTTAGAAAGATTGACACCCCACTGTTGTTTGATAAGAGCTGTGGCATACCGCTTTAGATAATAATCATTATAGATATCTGTGTAAGTTCCTGGATCTAAAATCTTATAGGCTTCAAAAATTAAGTATTGACCTACAGTAGCTTCATCCCAATCCATGTGCATAATGATAGTATTACGATGGCGTTTAAAATCAAACTGTTTATCATCGTCGTCTGTTAACATTTGCCACATTTCATTATGCATTCTATTCATAGCAAAATCAACTAAACCGGTATGATACTGTAGATTATGCATATCATTTAAAGCTTGCTGATAATCGAAGTTAAACATATTAGTAGATGATGCACCACCGTTAGGAGTCAGATTAAATACCTTAGTTATACTTGTGATGCCTGAATCTATAGTTATCCCAACTGGAACAGCTAGTTTGCCATTATCAATATCTGTCTGAGTAATCTCATGTTTTAGATAGACTTTCTCAATTGCATCACTATGATACTCTTGATAGAATTGTAAGGCTTCATCTATACGATCTTGAATTTGATCTTCGTCAACGTTAATTTCTACTACCGGAGCACCTAATGCTCTCTTGCAGTATTTAATTAATGTTGGTCTTGAATTAGGTACAGCCATGATTTTTTCCTACTTTATCTATTATACCTTTATTTATAATAGTATTATATTACATTTAACGTTACAAGACTATGCTCGATAATATCATCTTCAGATCCTGTGAATGTTGTTATTAGACTGCTCTCAACAGCATATAAGTCAGGCTTATTAAGTGCAGCTTTTAAAGCAATGTCATCAGGAGTGTCAGGTTTTGCCCAAGCAATCATTTTATTAACATTGATGCTTTGTAAGTATGTGTGGAACTGTTCTGCATAATCAGCGAAAGGAATTCTACTAAAGTTTATTGAAGTGTGTATTGTAGAACCATCAATAAGACCTTCTATCAAACCTACAATAACACCGTCATCTAGTATAGACAATACCTTTTCAATACCATGACCTTGATCTTCTGTCAATTTCCATTTTAAAGCATCAAGGACTTGAGTGTTATCTTCCATACCCATGTTTGATGTATATTCATCAAAATATGCTTGGTTTGGTGTGTAGATAGATTCAACCAATTCAGCTGTCACGTTATTATTTTCAATTAAGGTTATCATTAAACAAAGTCCCAAGTCAAAGTTTTATCGTTGTTAGTAGAATCAATTACAACAGAAGCGCCAGTACCATAATTCCTCACATAAGTAGCACCTCTGGAGTAATATGGATTATTTGAATTGTTAGATCTATTAAAAGAAGACATATCTAGTTCAACACTATTACCTTGGCCATCGTCTATTTTTAAGGAAGTTAGCCAGTCGCTAGTGGGTTGGTTTGAGGCGTTACTACCGAAAGGGATTTCTATAGCTACAGTGCGACTACCATATTGTGCCCAATCACCTACGGAAAGATGATTGAATGTCTGTCCGCCAAATGTCTGAGTTGTAGGGCTTGGATTACTACCACCAGCCCTGTTTGAATTTCCTCCAAATGGTGCAGTCGCGTAACCATACCCAGAACCATATGATACATTAGATAGTGTGCCCATAGTGACTGTAGTAGTATTTGCACTTACGATATCTGAGCCACCACCGTCAAAGGCAGTGGCAGATAATTTTCCAGCCTTTGCGGCTAAAACTCCAGTACTAAACATTATGAGATACCTGAGCCGAATGCTATATAATTATCAGCTGCTGTACAAGTAATTTCAATAATACCACCCGTTGCTACTGTTAAGTTTGCACTACCAGCACTTACAGATGAACCATTGAGAAGTTTAATCGTTTGACTATTAGTAGCTCTATCTATTGTGATTGCTCCTGTGCCAGCATTAACTATTGTCCATCCTTTACCAAGATCACCCGAAACAGCATCAGCGAGAATAACAGTTCCTGCAGCGCCAGTATAAACAATTTTCTTACCAGTATATGTAGCAAACTCAGTAGCATCTATGCTTGTATCTGCTACTATAGAAATAGTTTGAGAGGCTGTTATTGCTCCAGCGTCATCAGCAGCAACTAGTGTGCCAGAAACCGTCGGAAGTGTACATACAATAGCTGCGTCCTGGTTCATATCAGCAGATAATTTAGTGTGATTGTTTCCAGTGTCCCAAGCAACATAGCTAGTACCACCACCAGCTTGGAAGTTTATATTTACATCATTTTTTAAGTTTAGAGCAAAGTACTCCAAAGTCATGGTTGGATCTGAGTCGCCTGTAATAGTGGCTGTTACGTCAGTTACAGCATCTTCAGTCCCCGAGCCATCGGCAAGGTGCCATTTTATTCTACCTATTTCATCACCATTAGTGCCTCTAGCTAGTTCTCCATACATTCCGCCATAAAAGGTTTTCTTAGGTGTAGAATGGTCGTTCATTCCATAGAATCTAATACCTCCTAGATCATCACCGTCAGTGGTAGAACCTCCATTCTTAAAGAGTGAAATTATTGGCATTGCATCTGCACCAGCTTCAGTGCTTACAATTTCCATAGAATCGTTATTAACAATCAACCCAGCGTTGAGCGTTAACAATTCTGCCGTTAAATTCATTGTAGGATCTTCATCACCATTAATATCAACAAGGACATCTGAGATTGCTGTACCGTTGTTGCTACCATCGGCTAGATGAAAGTTTAAAGAACCTTTATGTGCACCATCAGTAATGACATCAGCTTGAGCATATATGCCACCATAGAATTGTTTTTCATCACTTACATTCTGACCAAACCAACGAATAGCTCCAAGCTCATCGTTTGCGCTAGGAACACCAGCATCACGATATAAAGATATGATAGGCTTTTCTGTAGCATCATCAACAGTAGATGTAATTTCTAATAAGTCACTGTTAACAGTCAAAGCACCATTGACTGTAGTAGCACCAGCGGTAAATGCTGTTGCTGAATCTGTTAAGGCGATAGTACCAGCAGCATCTGGTAATAATATTGTTCTGTCAGCAGTAGGGTTTTCTACATACAGTGTAGTTTCATGAGCACTTGCAGGAGAGTCTCCTTCAAAGATTAGAGTACCGGCAGCACCTAGGTAAATATCGTTACCTGGTCCCATTTCTAATGCATACTGACGTAGCCTCATAACAGGATCTTCTAAGCCTCCAGCTTTACTAACTACGAAGTTTAAATTTGCTTGTTCAAGATCATCGCCAATCACACTAATTTCAGAGTAAATCCGACCGTAAATATGCTCTTCACCGTTGGCATCATTACCACGAAACTCAATTGCTCCTAGTTCATCAGATGTTTCTATACTAGCAGAGTTCCTATATAGTACAAGTATGGGGTTTTCTACAGCTCCGTCATCAGTGCTTACAACTTTTAATAAGTCGCTGTTAACAGTTAAAGCACCATTGACTGTAGTAGCACCAGCGGTAAATGCTGTTGCTGAATCTGTTAAGGCAAAAACCCCACTAGCATCTTGGAAAGTTACTGTTCTAGGCGCTGTAATTGTTGCTTCAGGAGCTGTTATTCTCACATAGTCACTACCCGCATTAGTATTAAAGTTAAGTTGTGCGTCAACAGCAGCAGCGTTAGTTAAACTAAGATGGTTAGCTGCACCTACTGCTAATCCAGAAGTGGTCAGCTTTAAAACTGGAGATTCCTCACCTACAATATCAGCCGATGGGTCTGTTATTCCGTCAGTGCCACCACTACCGTCAGCTAAACTAAACCATATTTGACCTTTATTACTTCCATCAGTAACAGTTTGTGCTCTTGCTGATATAGAGCCATAAAATACTTTCTCTGGTGTACCAGCGTTATTGTTACCAAAGAACCGCACTCCACCTATGTAATCGTCATCTACTGGACTTCCGCTATTTCTATATAAAGACAAAACTGGTCTTTCAATAGTTCCTGCATCAGTAGATACTATTTCGGCAAAATTATTATTTACAGTAAAATTGCCATTGACAGCAGTAGGACCAACTAAGCTTATAGCATCACTAATAATAACTGCAGTGGCTGCATCATTTACACTAAAAGTGCCTGGAGCAACATAGCCTGCGTCTCCAACACTACCAACACCAGCGAGGCTGAATACTGCGCTACCACCACGTGAAGTTAATGTGACCCCACCTTGATTTCCGACAGGTGGTTGTATAATCAAGTTCGTTAAGGTACCAACACTTGTGATACTTGTTGCGGCAGATGGTAGTCTAGCATTATCAATTGTTCCTGATGTAAGTTTAGCCGCAGAATGATTTCCGATATAATCATTCGCAATCGCAGTACCTTGCCAAGTACCAGTTCCAATAGTGCCAACTGTTGTAATGTTAGCACCATTTAAAGAGATCGTACCACTTGTATTAGTAAATTGGTCATTAAAAGAACCAGCCGTTGAATAGTTATTAGAATCGCCTATAAAGAACTTTCCAGTATCTAGGTTGGGAGTAGCCGCGGTTCTGCCAGCTCCTGCAACCATAATAGATCCAGTCGATGCATGTACTCTTTCAACTTTACCAACATTTTGAATTAAATTAGCAGCACCTGCAGGTTTAACATTTGTTAATGCTCCAGCCGTTGCTGCGCTTACATATAGTATATCACCG